CATCATCGGCCAGACCATGTCTTTCTCCGGCATCGACGCCCCGATGAACTGGAAGGACAACCCGAGCGGAACCCCGCCGGTCGATGGCGCGGGCTTCATTCAGCTTGGTAACGTCGACGCCGAAAGCGGGCAGCTGCTCGGGCTTGAGATTTACTTCGACCAGCTTGCCATCATGTCTCGCTACAGCACCCAGATTTGGGAGGTCGACGCAGACCCGCTGAACAACAACCTTCGCCAGACCCTGCGAAACGCGGGCACTATCGCGCCTCGCAGCCTGAAGCAGTATGGCTCCGGAGACGTGCTGTTCCTGCACGACAGCGGAATTCGGTCCTTGCGCGCGAAGGACAGCTCGAACGCCGCGGCTGTCTCCGACATCGGCTCCCCGCTGGACCCGATAATCCGCACTCTCATCAAGACCCGCCCCGACGACGACTACGTCAATAACGCCTTCTCCCTGATCGAGCCAAACACCGGTCGGTTCTGGCTCTGCTTCCGTGACAGGATTTTCATTCTGTCTTTCTATCCCGGACCCAAGGTGACTGCATGGAGCGAGTACGACCCCGGAATGACCCTAGACGATGGTGTCATCGCAAGAGGGCAAGTTGTCTTGCGCAGTGGCGACGCTCTCTACGCCTATGGTGGCGTTACGGGTTCTGAGTACGACAGCTGCAAGGTTGAGGTTGTCACGCCTTACATGGACGTCGACAAGCCCGCCAACTCGAAGCAATTCACCGGCATCGACATGGCCGCATGGACAGAAAGCGGCGTCTGGGAAGTGCGGGCGGGTTATGACCCCAACAAGCCCGACGCGACAGACCTCTCCACGACCCTGTCAGAGCCGTCATTTGACGAAGGCGCGCTCGGGCTGGAGGGCACGTCCACCCATATTTGCCTGCATATCACTCACGAAGCCCCCGGCGCGGCCATGCTTTCTTCTGTCGCGGTCCACTATCGGTCACGGCAGGGAGAGAAGGCCAACTGAGCGTGACAAGGCCGTGGGAGATGTGGTAAAAACGAGAAGTCTCGCCTGTCTCCGGCTTCGGCAACCGACCCCTGCATTCTAGGACCGATCCTTTGAGCGAGACAGCCCCCGACCATACCTCGATGTCCGTCAGCGAAATGAAGCGGGTGCATCCGCCCCGCCCTCGGGCATTGTCCTATGTCATCCGGCAAGCCGGACCAATGGACCTTGTCCCGCTCATGATCCTGACCGAAGCCTTCTTCAGCGAGGCGGGGTGGAAGGCGTTCTCGGAGTTCAACGAAACGGCCATGAAGGAGACCTACGAGCAGGTCCTTAACCAGCCGTTCTCGGAGACAGCCTCCGTCATTTACATCGTCGACGCGCTCATGCCGCCGAACCCTGACGAAGACATCGTTCAGGTCCCGGTCGGCTTCATCAAGTTCGGCATCCAGTGCCGCAGCACCGTGGACCCGGTCGGCGTGCTGGATGGTGTTTTTGTCCTGCCGGAGTTCCGGCTGTCTCCGGCGGGAAGGCTCCTGTTCGCGGCGGCGGAGACACGCCTGCGGGCGCTGGGCGCGTGGTGCTTCATGGCATCCCCCGGCGCGCGCATTCAGGGCGTCGACAAGTCCATGGCCAACATGCTCGGCAAGCTTGGCTTCGAGATCGAGACGATCAAGGCGGTTAAAATTCTTCGGGAGACACAGTCATGAGTGGCGGGGGAGACGGCTCCGGCAAGATGCTGAAGTTCGAAAAAGAGCAGATCGCCGCGGCTGAAGCCAAGGAAGCGGAGCGTCAGGCACGTCTCGCGCAGGGCAAGTCGGCCATCGACAAGGCGTTCAGTGGCATCGGAGACAGCTTCTACGAGAACTACAAGGCCAACTACCTGAAGTATTACATGCCGCAATTGCAGCGGCAGTTCGGGGACGCACGCAAGGCGCTGCTTTTCGGTCTCGCCCGCGCGGGGACGCTGAAGTCGTCCATGGCCGCGGATCGGCAGGCCAAGCTCTATGAAGACCGGATGGATCGGGACGCCATGATCCGCTCGCAGGCGGACAGTGCCACCGGAGACCTCCGCGGCAATGTCGCCGACGCCAAGTCCTCGGCCATCACACAGCTTTATGCGACAGAAGACCCCTCGCTGGCCACGAACATGGCCACGAACTCGATCCGCGCTCTCCAGAGCCAGACGCCCAAGTACGACCCCTTGGGCGAACTGTTCAACGTCGGAGCCGTCGGCGCGGCGGGCTACATCAACGCAAACTCGCAGCGGGCGTCATCCGCAGGCAGTGCCTACGGCGCGCCCGGGACTGCGAGCCAGACACGGACGGTGAAGTAACATGGCCGCAGCACTCCCCCTTGTTGGTCTGGCGCTCACGGTCGGAGCCGCGGGCGCGCAGTACGCCTCCGCGCAATCCACGAACAACGCCCGCAAGCGCGCGCAGAACCAGTGGATGCAGTACCAGAAGCAGAAGGCGCGTGTTCAAGGAGCCAAGGACGAAGAAAACCGCCGGAAGGCGGACGCCGCCCGGAACGAAGGCCTCAACAAGATGGCCGACGCACAGGGCACCGTCGACGCGGAGACACAGCGCCTGACCGAAGACTTGGGCGCTGGGGACACGCTGCCGACAGCCCCGGAGGCGACCGTCAACGATCAGCTTCTGTCCGGTCAGGGGACCAACCCAGACTACAAGAACTATGTCGCAGGCAAGATCGCCGAAGCGGCCAAGAGCGCGCGGAACAAGACCGCGGCGCTCGCGGCCATGCAGGCCTACACGGGCGGACAGTTCGGGCTTCAGCGGACCAACCAGAACACGATCCGCAACACCGGAGACGCCATCGACATGTTCAACAACATGCGCCGCGGCGATCTCTCGATCTACGGCATGGCCAAGGGGGTCAGCCCCAAGGTCGTCAATCCTTCCGGCGTCGAGGGGCTGGGCACCGCGATGGCGTCTATCGGCGGCAACCTTATGGGCGGCGGCATGGGTGGGCAACCGCTCGGGCAGTCCCTCTCGACCATGTTCTAGGAGACACCGATGGCGATCTTCGTTCCTTCGAGCAACGGGTGGGGTAGCGGCCTCGCTTCCTTGGCGGACGCCTTCGCGCAGGCCCCGATGAACCGCGCTCGTGTGCGACAGATGGAATTGGACGCTGCCAATCAGGCGGCGCAGACCGCCCGCGCGGAAGCAGAGCTTCGTATCCGGCGGGAAGAAGCCGCCCGCGACGCCCAGCTGCATCCCGGTCGCGTGTCGCTTCAGCAAGGGCAGATCACCGGCCAGAACCTCCAGAACCGCGGCTATGAGCAGGACTACCGGTTCAACGAGCAGAACAACCCCCTCATCCTGCGTAAGAGCGGCGCAGACGCCCAAACCGCGGAGACAGGGGCTCGCGTGGCCCAGCGCCGCGAAGGGGCCTACGACCCGCTTATGGGGGCCGCAGCGGACCAAGTAATGACGAACCTCGCCGACGCGGTTGTCCCCAAGCTGCGGGGACCGGCCATGCTTCAGGACGCCCCGACGCCGGAGGGCGACAGCGCGATCAGCGCCCTTCTGGGGCGCGCGCGTCTCGCCAACGAAGTCGACGCTGTCCGCCCGCGGGTCGAGGGTCTTTCCCAGAGCCTGATCTTCCAAGACCAGCCCGACCCGAACAAGTGGATCGAAGACACCACCAAGTCGATGGTCGAGGGCTTCGATGCCCCGGCGGGTGCTGGAGACACGGAGAGCATCTGGACCGGCACCGGGCCGGACGCCAGCTCCTACCAGATCATGCAGGGCTACGCCGAAAAGATGGCCGCCGGTATGCCGACGACACCGCAGGAAGACCTTGCCTACGAACTGGCCTACAACCGCGCCTTCGCCGACAAGACCGAAATCCGCAAGGACCCGGTTACCGGCGCGGACGTGGCCGTCACGGTCAAGGCGTCCCCGCCGCCGGGCTTCCCGCCGCCACGTCGCGCGGCCCAGCCCGCCCCGGCACCAGCCGCGCAAGTTCCGGGTGCTCCCCCGCCGCCCGGTGCCCCAGCGGCCCCGGCGACAGCGGCGGCTGTACCGGGGCCGCAACCCGTCCCGGCACCGACCGGAAAGGTCATCACCGGCCAGCCTGTCTCCGGCATTCCGCCGCAGCAGATGGATCAGGCCGACAACCAGAACCGGTTCCGGTCCGTGCTCATGGCCGCGCCTCTCGGGCGGCTTATTCAGGCGGGCGGCTACGATCCTGTCACCGGACAGGTCAACGGAAACGTGCCGACATGGTGGGATCAGGGCCTTGCAGGCAACGACTTGACCGCGTGGGCGTCGTCCGACGCAGCCAAGGGCTTCATCTCGGATGGCTTCAAGGCGCTCGACCCCATCGTCCGCATGACGACAGGTGCCGCGCTCAACCCGACGGAGCTTCCGCGCTACCTGAATGCTTGGTTGCCCAAGTCCAGCGACCCGCCGGAGCTTCGCGCCCAGAAGTACGAAGACCTCATCGCGGCGCAGGCCATGTTCGAAAACCTGTCTTCGGACCGGCGCTTTGTGCAGTTGCTCACGTCCAACGACCCGGCGGCGATCCGCGAGGCCAGCGCGATCTATCAGGCGGCCATCGCCCAGAGCCCGAACAGGGGGCGGGAACTCGCAGGCGCGCCCAACGCGACACCGGCATACCCGGCTGCGCCGACGCCTGCCGCCCCGGCGGCTCCGGCACAACCCTCGGCGGCGGGGGGTATGCCGGATGTCTCCACCATGTCCGAAGAACAACTGAGGGCGATCATCAATGGACCTTAACACCCTCGATCCGGTCAAGCGGGCCGCGCTCAAGGAACTGGCCCGGCGGGAACTCGCCCGGCGGCAGACCCAGCAGGTCCCCGCTCTCAATCGCGCCTTGGCCTACGACACCGCCAAGGCGCAGGAGCAGCCGCTTGTCGAAGGCGCGAGACAGGTTGGCGGCGGTCTCATGGAGGGCATCGGTTCGATGATGCCGAACCCGATCACGCCCATCAAGGGCCTGATCTCCAGCCTTACCGGAGACACGGAAGGCGAGCAGGCGGCGCTTGAGCAGGAGCGCGGCGAGTGGAGCGGCGGCGGTGTCCTGAAGCCGATGGTCCCCGAAGCCAAGGAGGGCTACGAGACACCGCGCCTGATCGGCAACTTCATCGGCAGCAACATCGTGACCCCCGGCGGCAGCGTCGGGACGGGCCTCAAGACTGGCCTCAAGGCGGGAACAAGCGCGCTTGCCCGCGAGGCCGCGACCGGCGTCACGGGGGCCTTGGGCATGGAAGCCGGGCAGGACATCGCTGAAAATCTCGCGCCCGATAGCCCGCTCGCGCAGGCCATTGCCGGGCTTCTCGGTGCGACGGTCGGTGGCTCGGCCCCGGCCCTAGCAGGCGCGGGCAAGGCCGCCGCGACCAAGAAGTTCTTTGGTGACGCGACCGAAGGCGGCCCGGATGTCGTGACCGGCAGCGATGTCTACGACGCGGCGTCTCGGCTCGGTATTCAGGACGACATCGCCCCCGCGGCCTACGGCAACGACCGCCTGAAGACCATGACGCAGTGGGTCGCCATGAACCCGGTAGGCGGAGGCCGCGCCGAGAACGCCATCCGCATGTCTCCGGAGGTCCTTGGGGGCCGTGTCTCCGAGACCGCCAGCGCGATCAGGGGTGGCGCAGCTTCCGACGTCGAGAACCTCCCCCGGAACGTCCACCAGCTGGCGACAGACGCGGCTACTGGCTCGGAACGCCGTGCCGCCAACCAGATGCAAAGCGCCGAAGAACTCATCCGCGGGGACACCGTCGCAGACGTGACGCCCGCCGACTTGGCGTTCCAGCGCATCTACAAGGGCGACCCGGCTGATCCCGCGTCCGGCCCTATCGGCGCGGATTACCGCCCCGGTGTCGAGGGACGCCAGTCGAAGCTTCAGGCTGACCGCACGCAGATCATCGACCCGCAGCTGCATCTCAATCTCCTGAAGGAGAAGGCGCGGATCAACGTCCAGCTGGAAGCCGCCCAGAAGGCCTTGGCGAAGCGCCAGAAGGCCAAGAACCCGGTCGCCGTGCAGGAAGCGGAGATGGTGATCGCCCAGCTTGCGGACGAACTGGACGCCAATACAAGCGCCATCCAGAACAACATGGGCGCTGCCGTGTCTCAGGTGAAGGAGTGGACCGGCGTCAACCAGCAGCAGGCGAATGCCCTCAATATCGCGGGCAACCCCGGCATCGGCGCGCGGTACTCGGGCAAGCTCGCCGACACCGGACGCGACATCCTTGAGGGCGCGGCCTACGCACAAGGCGACGACATCGGGGCGCTTTACACCGACGCCCGCCGCCAGTGGAACGAGGCCATGAACCTCGACGAAGGCTACGTCCAGCGCGTGAGACAGGGCCTCGCCTCGGGCGAAGATCAGGGTGCGCTCAACTGGCTGACGAAACAGAACCTCAACGCCAAGGAAAACTTCGAGGCGCTCCAGACCGCGGTCGTGAAGGCAGCGGAAGACGCCCGCTCGCCTGAAGCGAGACAGGCCATCCTTCAGAGCTGGGCGCAGGTGCGCGGAGACATCATCGAGGGCCTCGGGGCCAAGTCCGCCGGGCAGGTGCAGACCGGCCCGCAGTGGTCCGCCGAAGGCTTCCTGACCAAGTTCCAGAAGCTCAAGTCCCCGGAGGTCAAGGCGATCCTGACTGGCGGGGATTACCAGAAGCTCGGCGATCTCGAAGACGCCTCAACTGTCGCCAAGGGCCTTCGTTCACTTGGTCGTGAGCAGAACGTGTCTCGCACACAGAAGCACGCCCTTTGGAGTTCGATCCCGACGGGTGCCGCCGGTCTCCTTGGCGGTCTCGCGCACATGGGGGTTAGCCCCGGCGCGATCCTGACGGGTCTCGCTGCCGCTGGCGTTCCGCCCGCGCTCATCAAGATGGCGGACCGCTTCGTGACGAACCCCCAGACGAGCCGGGATTTGGTACGCGGGGGCAGGGGCCGGGCAAAGGATATTGTGCGGCGCGCAAGCAAGTCTGCCGCGGTCGGTGCAGCCAACGCCATGACAGGGGGTGCTCGCTAATGGTCTACGATCTCGCCGCCGCGGAGAAATACATCCGGCAGGCCGCCGCAGCCCGCGGCATTGACCCAGATGTCGCGGTTGCCGTCGCCCGCAGCGAAGGGCTGCGCGAGGGCGTCTGGCAGTCGAATGTCGTCAAGAACGGGCGGCGCGAGCCATCCTACGGCCCGTTCCAGCTTTACACTGGCGGCGGCCTCGGGAACGAATTCATGAACCGCACCGGGCTCGACCCGGCGGACCCGAACAACCTCTACGCCGGGATCGACTTCGCGCTGGATCACGCGTCGAAGAACGGCTGGGGGTCTTGGTACGGCGCGCGAGACACGGGTATCCCGGATTGGGCGGGTATCGGCACAACGAACGCGTATCCGGCAGCTCGACCGACCCCCGTGTCTCCGGCGGCCCCCGTGACCATGTCTCCGCCGACGATCACGAGCCCGACGGACCCGTGGCGCGGGATGAGCACGGTCCAACCCGCGTTCGCCCAGCAGTTCCCGCCACCACCCACGATCTCGAACCCGACCGACCAGTGGGATCGGCCTATCGGCGAGATCGAGTTGGACCCGGACCCCGCCCCGCGGAACCAGCAGTTCATCATCGAAGACGACCGCAATCTCCCTGTCTCGCCGCAAGGGCCGTCCATCTCGCCCAACCAGACGAGCGCCCCCGCCCCGAGACAGCGGCCCAACTGGATGAACAACACCCGCGCCTATCGAGACGCCGTCATGCCGGAGCAGCGCCGGATGGCAGCGGCCCCGAGCGCGGGAGGAAAGCCCGAAGGACTTTTCGGATGAGCGACGTACCCTTCCAGAACAAGAACAGCTCCATGTCTCGGCTTCAGCCGGGCTTCATGGACTGGCGCAAGAAGACCAACAAGAATATCTCCCGCGGCATGCGCGACATGTATCGCGCCAAGAAGGCCGACGAAGAAGGCAAGTCTCTCGCGGAGGCCGTCACCAAGCGGAAGTACGCGGAAGACGACGCCAAGGCTGGCGCGCAGCGCCGGTCGCTCGAAGGTTGGACGCCCGCCGGGATGATCGGCAAGGCCCTCGGTCTTCGGGACTAGTGCTGAAGCAACGCGGGAATTCAGCGTTCCACGCAAGCGGCACAACAGCTCTAAGTAATTGGCCCGGCACACTGAAAGTGGCCGGGCCTCGTGTTTCTCAGAACAGTGAGTTACTTTGTCCGCCGCTTTGGAGACACGCAGAGACAGCGACACTCAGGAACTTGTTCAGTGACTTAGTCGGTCCTTGAGTGTTTGAAGACCGACAAAACTGGCACTGAATTCCCGCGTTTCAGAACATTCCGGACATGCCAACGCGGGACTGATCCTTGGCCTTCGGGGCCGACTTGTATTCGGTCTGGTTCCCGCTGTAGTTCGACCCCGGGCCATCATAGTAGTCGTTGTAGCGCCCGGTCGTGGGGTCGTAGTCGGCATTGTTGCCGGGCAGCTGGCCGGGGTTGTAGGGCGGGCGCTCGGGGGAAGGCGTACCCGCGCCATAGATCGGCTTGCGCTCGATGATGTCCATGTCGTCGGGGCTCCAGCGGGACAGCTTCTTGAGCGCGCCATAGCGCCGCCTCTGCGGGATCACGCTGATCTTCTTGCGGACCCGGATCGGCCCGGAGACAGCCTCGGCGATGCCGGAGGGCTTCTTCGTCTGGACGGGCTTGATGTTGCTCGGGTTGCCGGTGGCGACCACCTTCCCGCCGGTGTTCCAGTTGCCCTGCGACGTGGTTCCGTTGGGCTGCTTTCCGGAGGAATAGTTGTAGTTGCGTTGATCGTTGCTGGCCTTGCCCGCGCCAGCCCCGCCAGAACTGCCGCCCGACTGCCCGCCGGACGAGCCGCCATATCCGCCGGGGGATTTCTGGTTCGAACCAAAATCGGTGCTGGGCATGGCCGTGTCTCCGGGTTTGAGTGTCGGTGTAGGGTCTGGCGACCCTACACTAAAACTCAACCGGAGACAATCTGGTGTACGCGCTGGCGGGACATGCCGTAAGCCCGCCCCAACTCGGCGCAGGACAGCCCGGCGGCCTTGAGCTTCTTCATCTTTTTCTGCCGTTCGGCGTCAACCGCGGGGTAGTCGCGGGCCTTCACCCCATGGAGCTTCATGTACTTGAGGAAGGTGGGCTCGCTCACCCCGGCGGCGATGGACGCGGCCTTGGTGGACAAGCCCTGTTTCACGTAGAGGTCGCGGACGATGGTTTTGGTCAGAGGCTTTTTCATGGGTCTGTTCTATGTCCCGTCTGGTGTGGTGTCAAGTGTCACTGAAAGCGCTTGTCCAGCGCCCCTCTCAGGTGGTCGGGGGCGTGGTGGGCGTAGACCGACGCGATCATGCTCACCGAGTTCCCCAAGACCCCGGCGATCTCCCACAAAGGGACACCCGCGCGGGCCATGAGCGTTGCCGTGGTGTGTCTCAGCACATGCGCGGTGACGTGGCTCTTGCCGATCTTCGCCATGAAGTTATCGAACTGCTTCTGGATGTCGGTGGGCACGTCCAGCACATAGTCGTTGATCCGCTCCTTGTAGGCCCGCTCCAGCAGTGGCCGCAGCCGTGTCGAGATCGGCACGACGCCTTGGCGCTTGTTGGTTTTCACGCCTTTCTTGCGAAAGTCGATGGTGCCCGCCTTCCAGTCGACCTGCGGCCACTTGAGGGTAAGGATCACGCCCCGGCGCTGGCCGGTGTCGAGCGCAATGGCGATGAACCGGGTCAGGCGAGACAGGCGCGGCGCCCCGATGCTGTGGCCCATGGCTGCCGCGTAGACCTCGGCTTCCTCGTCTTCGTTCAGCCAGACGTCCCGCGCGGGTGACGGCGACGGCAGATCGAAGAAGCCGACATCGTCGGATTTAATCAGCTTGCGCTTCACGGCATGGTTCAGCGCCGCCCGCAGCGTGAGACAGCGGTTGCGCAGGGTCTGGATGCTCACGCCTAGTCTGGCCCCATAGGCCTTGATGACTTGGTCATTGAGTTCCGCCGGGTAGAGCGTCCCGAGATCGGCTTTCAGGTAGTTGATGAGCCGGACATTCGTGTCGCTGCTCGGGCGGTTGCCGAACTTGGCCTTGTAGTATTCTTCCAGAAGGTCGCCCACGGTCATGCCGCCCGCCGGGGCGACGGCCTGCATCATCTGGGCCTCGAAATGCCTTTGGAAGCTTTGAGCCGCGCCGTGATCTTTCTCGCGCGTTGATACGGTCCGGGTCCGCCACTTGCCGGATGGGAGCTTCTCGGCGAACCGGAGTTCCCAGAAGCCGGTGCGGGAGAGTTCAAGTCTGGTCTGCATGGTGTCTTGCTTTCCTCTATAAAACGCAAAAGGTCACTAAGATGAATGAGACAGGGTCGCCCGGGGATGAACCGGATTTTTCCCTGTCTCCGCCACCGGGCGACTGTCTCCGCAGATCGCCGGAGAATTACGCCCGCCTCGCTGTCAGTCAGGAGGGAGGTTTCGGGGGTCATAGGCCGCCTCGATCATGACGAGCAGTTGTTCCTTGGGGATTTTCTCTTGGGCCGCGCCGCAGGCCAGCCGGTAGAACAGGGCGTAGTGCAGCTTCCGGGGGTGCCGCGGGTCGAAGTACAGCGACATCCGGTGGAGGGATTGGCTTATTGTGTCCTCGACCATGTGCATGGCGTCTTCGAGTTCCTGCCGGTGGGCGAACAGCGTGTCTAAGGGGTTCTTCGTCATGCGCCTTTCTCTATGCGGGCCAAGATGCTGCCGATCTCCATGGCCGCGTTCAGGGGGACCAGTTGGTTGACGACAAGGTGGACCTTGTCGGGGTGACCCTCGACCATCGTGATGGAGAGGGATGGGTTATCCCGATCCACCGCCGCGGCGATGGCTTCGGGGGCGAGGTCTTCCGGCTTCACCATGAGGGCGTCGGCGAGGACCTTGATCGTCCGGCTTTCCGGGTAGGTCCTGCCGGACAGGTAGGCGGAAATCCGGTCCCGCCCCTTGGCGACGGTGTAGCCTTCTTTTGTGGTTTCGGTGCCGAATGCCCTGCGGGCGACATCGGCTTGAGAGAGGTCCTTCTCGACCATGAGTTCATGCAGGCGGCGGGCGAAAGTCTGCATCATGTGCTTTTGCGTAGGGGTCTTCCCCGCAACGGGCGGAAGCAGTCTTCTAGGGGCCTTGGTCATTTGGTCTTGTCCTTAGTGGTTGAAAGGGCAAGCACTTCACTCCACGGAGAGCTTATTGTTGAGTTTCTTGACCGTGCAAAGTCTCAAAATGAGAATGTCCTACATATAACCCGTTATTTTCTAAAAACAAGCAAAAAGTAACAAAAAGAGACTTGACCTATCTCAAAACGTGACTTACGTTCGCGTCACTGATTTGAATACGGACACCCAATGGACCACAAACACGCAAATCCCGAGACCCTGATCGACATCGACTGGACCCAGCTCATCAACATGCTGGGCGGCCCGTCCGCGGTCACTGCCGCCCTTCCGTACCCCGAACTGAAGCGCAAGAACGTCTATCAGTGGTGGCTGCGGGGCAGTGTCCCCGGCAAGTATGTGCTGCCGCTGGTGGCCCTCGCTTTCGCCAAGAAGGTCATCGCCAACACGGACGATCTCCCGCGGCTCGATCCCTTCCGGGAGGTACGGGCATGACCAAAGACCAGATCGAAGCCCTGCGCACGTTCGCCAAGACCGTCATCCGCGCCAGCTGGGAAGGTTGCGACTACGGCGATGATATTCAGGAGGCCGCCGAGGCCGGTGGCCTGATCGTCAAGGTGACATGCACCGAAGGCAACCGGCGTGTCTGGGAGGAAATCGACGGCATGGAAGACGCGAAGCCCGGCGATCACTTCTTCCAGTTGGCCCCGTGGCTGAAGGGGAAGACATGACCCAAGACCTGACCGACACCCTCAACGAGCGCGGCTCCCGCTATGGCAAGTTCACCGGCCATGCGGCGGTGACGCAGGAACTGAAAGAGGTCATCGCCGCGCACCTGAAAGACAAGCTCAAGCGGCTGTCTTACGATCAGCAAGAGGCCCTCGACATGATCTGCCACAAGATCGGTCGCATCGTGAATGGCGATCCCAACTACGCCGACAGCTGGATCGACATTGCTGGCTACGCCAAGCTTGTCGCGGACCGGCTGGAAGGCATCGAGCGTTAGTGAGTTTGAGTACAATACCAAAACCCAAGGAGACACTAGACATGCAAGACAACACCGCAACCGCCCCTATGAATATCTCGCTCAACAACATCGGAGACAGGCTCGCCGGGGCGCACGAGCTGGCCACGAGCATCAAGGCCGACTGCGAAGCCATGAAAATCTACGCCCACGCCAACGTGGCCGACACGGTCAAGCTGCTGAACACGTCTCTCGACGAGTTCAACAAGTCCATGGACGAAACCATCGCCAAGCTCAACAAGCTGCTCGGAGCCTGAGCCATGGAGCCGAACCCGAGACATCTGGATGATATACCAGTAGAGGAGCGCGAACCCCTCAAGAAAGACATCGACCGAGCGCTTGTCGCGGCCATCGAGATCATCGCCAAGAAGCACAACGTCTGCGTAGGGTGCATGGCGAAGGCCTTTGTCATGGTCGCGCTTTCGTCCACTAGCGCGCAAGTCGAGATCGTCGACTTGGACGATCTCGCCGCGGCGGCAGCGGTGAAGCACTGACATGGACACGCTGCGCAAATATGTCGAGGGCATCGCCCGTCTCACGACGAGCCCTTGGCACAAGCTTCTTGTCGACCATGGCCGGGACTTCCCGGCCATGGCGAGACACCGGCACACGCCGGGGCCGCTCGGCCAGTGTTTCGAGAACTCGATCCTTCTCGCCGGGCGGTTCAAGACCAAGCTTCGCTATGTCGAGGGCTACGCCGTCGACATGGACATCGGCGTGCCTCTTGAACATGCGTGGTGCATCGACGCCAACGACGGTGTCGTCGACATCACTTGGAGCGGCCCACGCCAGTGTCTCTACTATGGTGTCTCGTTCCCGCCCGTCACGGCGGCGCAGATCATCAAGCGCCTTAGCTACTACGGCATCGGCGGGAACCTATGGCGGGACCGCGATGGTTCCGCGTGGAAGATGATCGAGCAGCACTTCAAGATGCAGGAGGCGGCTTGATGGAGGGGGTTCTTTTCATAACAGCGACGTGTTTCGCCGCGTTCCTTGTCGGATGGCTGCTTGCCGTCTGGATTTTTACGTGGGGGTGGTGACATGACCCGCGAGGAATTGGTCGAAAACATCCTGAAGCTGTGGGCTGACGGCCACACGGCGCGGAGGGTCGGCGAGCTTGTCGGCATGACCCGCAACGCGATCATCGGCATCGTGAACCGGGCGAAATATTCCGGCGTCGACGTCGACCCCAAGCGTCTCCACTACGGTCGCAACGGTCGCAAGCCGGGGATGGTCATCAAGAAGCGCGGACCCGCCCCGAGGTCTTCGCCGATGACCCGTCGCCAGCTGTCGATCCTGTCTCTCAAGCCAGACGAGCCGGAGGAAGCGCCCATGAAAGAGGAAAAGAACTTTAAGTTAATCGAGAAGCCTGCGGAGACAGGAGACACGAAGCGGTGGGTGCCCATTCTGGAGACCTCCCGCCACTCGTGCCGATACTCGGTCGACAAGAAATTCTGCAACGCCCCGCCCCACGGGAAACACTACTGGTGCGCGGAACACTATCGTTTGATTTATCACACCAAGGAGAAAGCGGCATGATTATCGTCGGCATTGACCCCGGACTGACCGGGGCCATCGCCTCACTGGACACCGAGACGCGGAAGATCATCGCAATTGTCGACATGCCGACGAACGCATGGAAGAACACCCGCGGGAAGAAAATCCAAGAGGTCAACGAGCAGCAGCTGGCTCACACGCTGGTGTCGATGAACCCGGAGGTCGTCATCATCGAGCGTGTCTCGTCGATGACCGGGCAGGGCGTCACGAGTTCGTTTAACTTCGGCATGCACTTCGGCGTGATCCGCGGGGTCGTCGGCGGGCTGGGCATTTCCTATCAGCTGGTGCAGCCGAAGGCGTGGAAGACCTACTACCGGCTGGGGAGTGACAAGGGACAAGCGCGGGCGGTGGCCTCTAGGCTGTTCCCCGACATGGCCGACATGTTCAAGCGCGTCAAGGACGATGGCCGCGCCGAAGCTTCGCTGATCGCAGCCTTTATGGGAGCACACTGACCATGAACAACCCAACCAACGACAACAAGCCAGACAGCGTCACGAAGCTCGATGTCTCCGCGCAGAGACAGAAGCTTGAGAAGCACCTTAAAAATCCCGAGAGCAAGTTCAACGCTCTCGATCTCATGGATGCTGCCGCGCAGGTGGGCTACAAGACTGCCAAGCAAGAGATCATCGACTTTCTGGTGATCCAGCACAACATCGCCAAGCCTGACGATGTTCTGCCGACGCGGGCTTTCCTGAAGAAGCTGATCGTCGCCCTTGAAAAGAGTGGACGCGGATGAGCCGGAAGCCGTTCAAGCACCAGTCCGACGCGAGCACCACTATCGGAGCCCTCATAAGCACAACGAGACGCGCGATGCTGCTGGCCGACGAGCCGGGACTTGGCAAGACAGCCACGGCCATTCTGGTGGCTAACGAGCTTGAGCTTGCCAACCGTATTGTGATCGCCTGTCCTGCCATTGCTCGCGCGGTCTGGAAGCAGGAGTGGTTCCGTTGGACGACCCGCGACAAGGTTCCGGTCTACACGATCAACGATAGTTTTCAGATGGCGCAGATGGGGACTGTCACGGAGCCAGCGGTGTTCATCGTGTCGTATGACTACTTCTCGATGATGTCTCCCTTCGAGGGTGTCTCCGAGGCGCGCTTTGCTCTGAGCAAAGTGCTCCGAGATAAAGACTTCATGATCCTCGACGAGTGTCACTACCTGAAAGACACACAGTCCAATCGGACCAAGGAGGTCTTCAAGCTGGCGGAAGACGCTGGGCTTCTCAAGCTGGGGCGGGTGCTGGCTCTCTCCGGTACGCCCGCGCCGAACCACTACGGCGAGGTCTATCCGCTGTTCGCCGGGCTCTGGCCGGATCGCATCGTGTCTGGGAATGGCCACGTCATGAGCCGAGAGCGGTTCGAAGACTTCTTTTGCGAGATTGACTTCCCGATGGTCAATGGGAGGTCGATCCGCCGGATCACAGGCAGCAAGAACCACAAGAAGCTGAAGGAAATGCTCAACGGCGTGATGATCCGTCGGAAGAAGAAAGACGTCTTCGGAGACATGCCGCCTCTTATCTTTGATACGCTGCCCTTGCCCACACCCAAGGACGCGCCGGATTTCTCGATACTCAGGAAGCCGATGGACGACGAAGAAGTCCTCGCCTTCGTGAAGGTGGCCCCGGCGACAGTGCGGCGTGAGGTCGGTCTGTCCAAGGTCCGCCCCTGCGTGGATTACATCCTCTCGCAGTTGGAGCCGGACCCGACGCGCAAGATCGTTGTCTTCGCCATCCACCACGAGGTCATCGACGAACTCATGGATCAGCTGCGTGTCTTCAAGCCGGTTAAGATCGACGGAAGGTCTTCCGAGAAAGAGCGGGAAGACGCGGTCGATGGCTTCCAGAACCGCGACAACAGGGTTTTCGTGGGACAGATCATCGCCGCCGGGACAGCCATCACGCTCACAGCTGCGAGCGAAGTGCTCTTTGTCGAGAGCGACTACGTCCCCGGCAACAACATCCAAGCCGCCAGCCGGTGTCATCGCATCGGGCAGACGGAGACAGTGATCGCCCGGCATGTCGTGCTGGCGGGCGGTGTGGACGAACGAGTTCAGCGCATTCTCGCGCGGAAAGAAGCCGAATTGGCTTTGGTGTTTTGAGTAAAATAACAACCAACAGGAGACGACAAAGTGTTTGAACTGACCATCAAGGCCAAGGACAAGGGCGAGCTTCAGCTGGCCGTCGCAGGGCTCGCTGACATCTTTGGGGAGACGACCGCCCCCGCGAAGACCCTTCGGGATTTCCCCCTTCAGGACATCATCGAATACGCGAAGGCGAACATGGCGGTGCCCGAGGTTCCGGAAGAACCAAAGGCCGAAAGCCCGCAGCCATCGAGGGCGAAGTCTGCCGGACCCAAGGCCAAGAAGCCGGAGCCGGAGACACCGGAGACAGCCGAGAAGGAAGCGCCCGCGCCTGAAGCATCGACACCTGCCGATCCCAAGGACGCAGCCATCAAGAAGGTGATGGCTGTCTACACGGACCCCAAGGGCAAGAAGCTGGCGAGCGACGTGCTCAAGCTGTTCGGCGTCAAGAACTTCCACCTTGTCCCCGATGACCGCGGGCAGGAACTGCTCGACGCTGTCGAGAAGGCCATCGCGGACGCCGGGCTGAAGGTCTGACGCCATGACTAAAGAGGCCGAAGACAACGCTCACGCTACATACGGCGGCAGCAACTGCGCCATCTGGATCAATTGCCCCGAAGCCGGGCGGTTCATGAAGACCGCCAAGGCAGGCAAGACATCGAGCTATGCCGCGCAGGGAACCGCCGCCCACATGCTGGCGGAAAAGAGCTTGGTCTTCGGCTTCGATATTGTTGCGTCTGAGTATTATGGCGCGACCATCCAAGTCGAGGAGTTCGAGAACGTCGTCGACCGAGACATGCTCGACGCCGTGAAGGTCTGGCACGACTATGTCTCGCAGCGAGTGCTGCCGCTGAATGCCGACGTGTACCTCGAAGAACGTGTCTTCCTCGATCACATCTGGACTGATCTGGGATTGACCCCGCCGCATGATTTGTTTGGCACCGCCGATGCTGTCGGCGTGGTGGCCAACTCGCTTCACATCTTTGACTACAAGCATGGCTCGGGCGTTCCGGTCGAGGCCGACACAGAACAAGGCCTCTACTATGCGAGCGGGGCCTTGGCCAAGTTCCGCCCCGACGCTCACGAATATGGGACGTTCCTAGTCACGGTCCACATCATCCAGCCTCGCGCGCCACACGCGGACGGCCCGGTGCGGTCGAAGACCTACACGCTGCTGGACATCAAGAATTTCGAGAACCGCGTCCGCGTGGCCATCGACACCATTGAAAGCGGGAAGGGCGGCTACAACGCGGGCAAGTGGTGCAAGTTCTGCCCGAAGCTGGCGCACTGCCCGGAACAACTCAAGCGCAACATCGCCATCGCGCGGGGCGAGTTCAAGGTCACCAAGCCGGGGCAGGAGATCGACACTTCAAAGCAAGTCGACACGACCAACGCCGTGTTCCCGCCCAACGCGGGGATGCTGTCTCCGCAAGAGATTTCATTCGTGTTGGTCAACAAGGACAGAATCAAGGGCTGGCTCGATGCCGTCGAGCAGGAGGGCCGGAGGCTTCTGACAAGCGGGATCGACGTACCGGACTTCAAGCTTGTCGCAAAGCGCGAGCTGAAGAAGTGGGCGGGCGGAGACATCGGAGCGATCATCTACAACATCGAGGCGGTGCTCGGCTCCACGACGACAAAGCTGGTCTACGAAGACGTCATGTCTCCGGCGCAGGCCAAGAAGTTTCTCACCAAGGAAGACTACGAGAAGCTGAAGACCGCCGGGGTCATCAAATCCGCCAGCACAGGAACGACGCTCGCACACAAGAGCGACAAGAGACCCGCCGTGTCTCCGGGCAAGGCGGCACTGAGCGATTTTGCAGACGAACTCACAAAGGAGGAAGACGATGTGGAGTGAATTGCTATATGCCGCCGCGCTTGTGTTCGGTGGAATTCTTATCGGCGGCGGGGTCATGGCGATGATGGCCGTAGGGGCCGAAGCCGACAAGCGCGACCGCGAGCGCCGGGATCATGACCCTTGGGGGATGGCATGACGCCTGAAATCCTATGGGCGCTCATGTTTTCCTATCGGTGCGAGACGGTGGAGGCCACCTACTACGAGAGGCGCATGACGGAGATCACAACCCGTTGTGTCTCGACGGAGCTGACACGCCATATCATGTCGCAGCAAGTGGAAAGGGTCACTTACGCGGCTCCGGTCGTGAAGCCCAAGCCTGTCAAGAAGGCTAAAAAGAAGCCAACGCGAAAGAAGAAAATTCGCAAGAAACGCTCAAGGAGGGCTTGACGACGCGACGAGACAGATGCACTTTGAGTGTCCTGCGTGTTGTAGCGACACGCAGAAAATATCCCAAACAGCAAAACAGGATTTGATCCCAAATGTCTAAGTTTCTAGTTACACCGCCCGGCATCATGAGCTTTCCGACATTCTTCACGGCCAAGGCCCCCGCACCGGGACAGGAACCGCGTTTCAGCGGCGTCCTGATCTTCGACGCGGCGGCGCAGGCCACCGAGGAGTTCAAGAGGATCAAGGCCGCCATCGTGGAGTGCGCCAAGGAGGAGTGGGGCCAGAACGTAAATCTGTCCGCGCTGCGTCTCCCGATCCGCAAGAACGAGGAGAAGTCCCATCTGGCCGGATATTCGGCGGGTGGTGTCTTCATAACGGCATGGACCAAGGCCCGCCCCGGCATCATCGACACGGAGGGCAACGAGATCATCGACCCGAGCCTTGTGTGGGCGGGACAGAAGGCGCAGTTCAGCATTTCGCCTTTCGCCTACACGAATTCGGGGAACAAGGGTGTCTCCTTCGGTCTTCGCAACGTGCTGATCGTGGATGGCTCCGGCCCGCGTCTCGATGGCCGCGCGCCTGCCAAGAGCGACTTTGCCGGTGTCGCCGGATTTAGTTCAGGGGGTTCGACCGCAGCGGACGAACTGCCCTTCTGAGGTCTGACGAAACCTGTTTTTCCAAATGGGCAACGTCACACACCGCCCCGGCGGCTGAATTAGCCGTCATGCCGCCGGGGTTTTTAAGTGGAATACGAACATGCTGGCCACACCAGAACCATCACCGTTTCTCTGGGTGTTCATCGTCGTCATCCCCGGCCTGTCAAAGCCGGTTGTGATCGAAGACAACGTCAATCTCTGGCGCTGCCCCGGACTGGTAGCTCTTGAGCGGCGGGCGATGCGTGAGGTCGAGCAGGTGACGGGGCAGGCACTGGGTTACACGTTCAAGTGTCTTCCGCGTCATGAGTTTTATGGGGCCAAGCAATAAACCCAAGAGGCCAGCGACATGCAGACAACCATGCGAGACGTGCCGGTCAAGGCGCGCAGGAAAATCCCCTACCAAGACAAATACGAAGAATATCCAACCCGCGCTTGGGTGAAACTATCCAAGCAGATCGGGCTCCACATCAAGAAGGGCGGAGACGTGGTGCTGTCTCACCGCCGTTTAGAGGCGCCGATCCCCGGCAGATATGGGAACGCGTTCCACGCGGCCTACTCCCGCCCCGCGCCTTACGACATCGTGGAAGTGTGTGATGTCGAATTCCAATAACGTCCTGATCCTCGACTTCGAGACGGCGTCACAGGTGGACTTGCGCAAGACTGGCGTCGATGTCTACGCCAAGCATAAGTCTACGCACATCATCTGTATGTCCTACGCCTTCAACGACGAGCCGGTGCAGACGTGGGTGCCAAGAACCAAAGGCCACGAAGCCTTCCCGAGACGAGTGCTCGCGCACATCCGGGCTCGCGGGGAGGTCATCGCGCACAACGCGACATTCGAGCGGGCCATCTGGAACACGATCATCGCGCGGGGCTACTTCGGTATGCCGATGATGCACCCGACGCAGCTGACGCAAGACACCATGATCCGCGCGGCTTATTGGGGCCTGCCGATGGGCTTGGACAGCATCACCGAGGCTCTGGGCCTTCCATTCGGCAAAGACCCCGAGGGCCACAAGGCCATGCTGCGCTGCACGAAGCCGCGCGGCCTCGATGAGTATAATCATCCGATCTGGTGGCACGACACGGATAAGGCCAAGCTTGCCGCGGTCGTCAAATACTGCGCGCAGGACGTCGAGCTTGAGCGTGTGATCCACAAGCTTCTCCCCGCGCTCCCTGACGACACGGTGGAAGAATACATCTTCGACATGAACATGAACCAGCGGGGTCTGCGGATCGACCACCGCCGCGTTGCCAACATGATGGCCACGGCGGATTTGCTGACCGCGAAGCTGGACACCACCATGTTCAAGATTACCGGCGGGCAGGTGAAGGACACCCGCGCGCTCAAGGATTTGAAGAACTATCTGGGTGTTCTTGGTGTCCGTGTCTCCGATCTCGCCAAGGCCGATGTCTCGGAGCTTCTGGCACGACAGCTGCCGAACCAAGCCAGACTGGCGCTGGAGTTACGCCAAGAAGCCGCGAAGACGTCTGTGTCTAAACTCAAGGCCATGCTGGCCTCGATGGACCAAGACAGCATCATCCGGAATGTCTTTCAGTTCTACGGAGCGCACCGGACTGGGAGATACGCCGGGAGATTGATCCAGCCGCAGAACTTTCCCCGCCCGCACCTGAAGCGTGACGCGCTTGAGGAATATTGGGGCCGCGTCATGCAGAGCGCGGAGGAAGGCAGCCTTCAGCTTATATCGTCGCTCTTGCGGTCGACCATCCTCCCGCATGCGGGCGACGATCTTGTGGTGGTCGACTTCGCGCAGATCGAGGCAAGGGTTCTGGCATGGATCGCGGGCCAACATGACATTCTTCAGGTCTTTGCCAGCGGTGCCGATGTCTACACTTATGCGGCCAAGAAGATCGGCTCAGACAACAGGCAGCTTGGGAAAGTGATGACCCTTGGGCTTGGTTACGGCATGGGGCCGGACAGGTTCTTGGAGACAGCATCCGCTGCTCCGTACAACGTGAAGATGACCCTCGCCGAAGCACAGGTCAACGTCAAAGCATGGCGCGACGCGAACAGCAAGATCAAGAAGCTCTGGTGGGACTTCGACAGCGCCATCGTGGACGCGATCACCACGCATAGAGGACAGTGGATCACGCCATCCCGTGAGTGCGACATCAAGGTGGGGTGCTTCTTCCATGACGCGACAGGCGTGTGGTGCTTGTTGATTAAGCTCCCGTCGGGGAGGCTCTTGGTCTACCGCGAGCCTGAATACGATCCGACGGATGGTGTCTCCTACATGGGCGTGGACCAGTACACCAAGCAGTGGACCCGCGTCAGGTCCTATGGGGCCAAGTTCATCGAAAACATCGTCCAAGCAATTGCGAGAGACTTGATGCTCTGGGTCATGCTGAAGGTCGAGAAGATACTCGGCCACATGTGCGTCGGGACAGTTCACGACGAAGGCATCTGGAGCGTCCCCAAGAATGTCTCGGGAACCGCGCTGAAGGCCATCGAGCAGCTGATCGAGCAGGCTCCGAACATGGAGCCGTGGATGGTCGGGCTTCCCCTGAAGGGCGAAGGCTTCGTCGCAGAGCGCTATGGCAAGTGAGACAGGAGACACGACCATGAAAAGCAGGCTTTTAAAAGAATACCGCGACATCTGCCGGAGCATGGGTGTCGAGATCGTGGGATATGGCGCGACCGGTGGCGGGCATGTCTGGCTTGAGTGTCGGCGTGGGTCCGTGACACGCAAAATCTTCTTGGCGTCCACACCCGGCGACCATCGGGCGATGCTGAACATGAGGACCGACATCCGCCGGGCATTCGGGCTGTATCGCAAAGAAAAAGCCCCGCAGCTGCAAAGCGGCGGGGCCAAGTGGGCTTAGACATGCAGGCCTTCATGGGAGGAAAACCTGCGATCAGATGTAACACTATAACATCACACATGCAAGGGCTGAAGAATGACATGGGAACCTAATCAGACAGCACTGCGGACGGGCTGGGGGGCGTTGGCCATCCCGATCCGCCGTGGCCAGAAAGCGCCGCTCTGGGTGCAATGGCAGCTGCCGCAGACGACCTACGAGGACCGTGGGGGCATCTACCCGCCCGCGGAGAACTATGACGCCCAAGGCTGCGGCGTGGGCTTCAGGTGCGGCGTGGACCTAGGGGATGGCACGTGTTTCTTGGGCGTGGACGTCGACGTGCGGGACAGTGTCTTGGCGGCCAAGGTCGGGGAGATGCTGGCGGGCAAGCTGGGCATCACCCGCGCCAAGATGTACCGGGTCGGGCAGGCCCCCAAGAGGCTCTACCCGATCCGCGTGAGCGTGACCGGGCTGGGGCCATCTGGTGGAAAGCAATTCAAGCCGATCTCCATGGGGCATCTATCTGGGCATGCCGGGGACAAGGTCGAAATGATGTACCGCGGGAAGCAATTCGTCGTGTGGGGCGAGCATCCAAGCGGCGTGAATTACTCTTGGTTCATTCATGGCTCGAACCAGCCATGCTGCGACAACGAGACCGTGTTCGAGATGCTGAAGGACTTGGACGTGACGCCCATGAACATGCTGGGTTGGGGAGAACACTAAGATGGATCATCAACGTGAAGAAGGGTTTTGGGAAGAACTCAGGAGGGTCTTCCCGGAGACAGGAGACACGGAGGCAGGTGCCGAAGATCCAAGTGGGTCGCCGAAGTCTGCCGAAACCGACAAGATCGGTTACCGCGCCCGGATCGAGAAGCTCCTGAAGGGCGAGGTCCATGACGTCCACGACACGATGCTGAAGATCACCAACAACATGTGCATGGTGGAGGGCTACACATGGGATGAGTGTCTCGACAAGCTTGAGGACATGGGCGTCTTCGCTGAAATCAAGACGCTGCGCGCCCGCTTCAGCGGAGGCCGCGACGATCCGGAAATCCAACGGATGGCGAAAGAGATCAAGTTCGGAAACTCGGAGTGGACCGTAAGGCGCGAGATGCGGCTCGGCACTGGCCGAGGGTTCGCCGACGCCACGAGTGACTTCGCTGGCCGCTGGACGGAGCCTGATCCCTTTGCGGAGCCCACGGAAGAAGAAAAGGCCAAGGCGAGACAGGCGCAGGGGTACTTCCGGAGCATCGGCAAGGAACTGGCGAAGCTGAAGACACTGACCGCGATCCCTCCGCGTGAGTGGCTGGTGCAGGATTTCCTCGAAGTGAACACCTTGGCGGTTCTTGGCGGCCCCGGCGGCGCGGGCAAGTCCTCGCTGCTGAACACGTTGGCGTGTTCGGTTGCGACAGGGCAGCCGCTGCTGCACTCGGAGATGACGGTCCGGGGCGGGAAGGGTTGGCCGGTGCTGATCCTGAACGACGACGACAGCACGGACGAGTTGATGAGACGGTTCGGTGGTATCGCCCAGAAGAAGGGCCTGAACTTCGGAGACATTGATGGCGTGTATTTTTGCGGCTCAGACGAGCTTCCCGACATCAAGATGGCCTCGATGATGGAGGAGCACGGGAGGGCGAAGCTGGTCCTGAACGAAGAATGGTTCGCATGGGTCGGCAAGGCCGTGAGCAGGATGGGTGTGAAGATGTTGGTTCTGGACCCGCTCAACGGGTTGGCCGAAATGGTCGAGAACGACAACACCGGCATGGGGTTGCTGAGTAGGAGGCTGAACAAGTTCGCAAGGGAGATCGGGTGCTCGGTGGTCTTGGTGCATCACGCCAACAAGGCAGGCTCGAACGCGAAGACAGACGGAGACAGGTCGGCGGACATGATCTCGGGCGCAAAGAGGCTTCAGGACAAGGCCCGGTCTTCGTGGATGATTGATCTGCTGAATAGCTCGGACCTGAAGGCTATGGCGGGGAATGAGAATGACCCGCGCAAGGGGCGTCTGGTGGGCATGTGGATGGGCAAGGTCAACAACATCAAGGGTGTTCGCGGACGGCCACGGTGGACGTGGGAGATGGAGGGCGAGTGTCTCGGGAACGCTCGGGGGCTGGACGCTGCGGATTGGGTGCAAGTACCCAAGGAGGTCGTTCTGGCGGGGTCGGTGGGCGCTGCCGTTCTGGCGGGTATCTCTGTCGCTGTGTTGGAGGTTATCGAGAGACATCCGACGCTTTCCAAGAAGGGGACACGGGAGGACCGCAGTGTCGCGCTCAAGGTCATTGCGGAGGGAGAGTGGGACAAGTGGGGGTGCGAGCCCATGGGGGAAGCGGCCATCCGCAAGGAAGTCGACACGCTCATCAAGGACGGGCTGGTCGAGGAAGTCGACAAGGAGATCGAACGTCCGGATGGGAAGGGCGCAGACACACGCAAGGTCTTGGTCCTGACGCCTGACGGCTATGAGAAGCTGAAGCGGCACAGGGCAGAAAAGAACATTTTGAGTGATTTTAGCACAACGGACCGCCCACAGGAGACACAAAATGAGTGAATTCCCCGCACTCCCCGCACTTCCCCGCACTTCCCCGCAGTCTAAAATTTCCCCGCCGCACACCGCCCTATGTAATAGGGCAGTGCGGGGGGCGGCGCGGGGGAGTTTTCAGTGCGGGAAGGGGCCTAGACACAATTTGAGAAATACTCATGGAGACACGGCGCGGGTAGGAGCCTTCAAAAGTGGACTGGTCTGGACCTAAGATTTTCCTCGGAACTGGACCTATGTGTTTTGCGTGAAGTGCGTAAACTCAGTGACCTTCAACCAAGGAGAAAGACGACATGCCGACAATCATTGCCGCGCCGCCTGACCTGCACCGTATCAGTTTTGACCTCGACAGGGATGTCGGGAAGCAAGCCTGCTGGTGGGAGCGGGTAGTGGCCTTGCAGCTTGCCGACCCGTATGATGAAGGTCATCCGGTAGAGGAACAGGCTCTGATCGCCTTTGGGCATTGGCGGCCATTCACCCTGCTAGGGCAGTACGCTTACTACGAGAGCATCAGCCCCGGCGCGACAGTCCGTAGTGACCAACCCGTCCCCCAATTCAGCGGGATGCACTATGCCTATCGCTATATTCTGACTACAGACCCTACCAAGTGGATCGCGCAGCATAATCAAGATGCTCTCCGGCGCGAGCAGGAACAGCGGAAGAAGACACCGCTGAAGTCTGTCTCTTGAAAAAGTTGTCTCTCAGGAAATTCGATCCTTGAATTTCTAGGCTCTCAGCAAATCGGGTTCACATAGGGCCATACCTGTTCGGCTCCGCTCGGCCTCGGCCCGGCGGGGCCTCGGCTCCCGCCTCGGCCCGGCGGGGCCTCGGCTCCCGCCTCGGCCTGTCTCCCGTGTCCCGTGTCTCCCATGCCGGGCGTGTCTCCAATCTCCCGGCGCTCGATCTCCCGGCGCTCGATCTCCTCTCGATCTCCCGGCGCCTCTTTTAGTGTCTCTTGACGCTTGAAGCTTTTGCGTGTTAAGAGGGCGTCGCCCTTGAGGCAAAACAAACAAGAAAGGCTTAGACATGAACACCCATAGCATTGACCCTGCCATCGTGGCGCGGTTCCCGGCCCTGTCGAATGTTGACAGGGTACTAGTGAAGCAGGCCATCCTTAACCATCCTAATGGCAAGCCCACATTGAAAGCCCTTGGCCTGTCGCTGCGCTTCGCCAAGCGCGAGGAATTGGCCCTGATCTGCGCGACACTAGGCATTGACCCGGTGGCGCTCTTGGCGGCGCACAAAGCCCAGACCGCGGCATTGATGGCGGCGGCGGCTGTCGCGCCGATTGCGCCTGTCGCTGCGCCTGTTGCAGCCAATGCCGCACCGCAGAACACCCAGAACACCCAGAACAATGACACCGACGAAGACATGCAAGAGGATGACACCGACATGAACACCCAGACCCAGACCCAGACTATTGAAGACACCGACGCGCAGGGCCAGCCCGGCGCGGCCATCCTGTCGCCCTACAGTGACGTGATACACCCGAAAGTGATGGCCAAACTGGCGGCGGCCATTGATGCCACGATCTCAAACGCAGTGCAGGCGGCGCAGGCCAAGGCGGCGGCCATCGTGGCGCGCCCTGTCGCCCTTGCGGCGTCGCGCAATTCGCAGGCCACGCTTGGCAAGGTCTTCGACATCAAGGGCCGCAATCCTTGGCTCAATCTGCCCGTTTGGGCTTGGCATGCCGACGCTTCGACACCCGGCATTGACCCGGGCTATATCTTCGACGCGGAAGCCCTTGGCGCTGTCATGGCGTCAATCGAGCGCGGATCGAGCCCTTGGCTATTTGGCCCCAAGGGATCGGGCAAGACGGAACTGGCAGAACAGATTGCAGCCCGCACCGGGCGGCCCTTTGTTCGGATCGGCTTTGCGGATGACATGGACAAGTATGCTCTGATCGGGCAGCGGCTTCCGGCTGCGGATGGATCGGGCGCGTTTGTCTGGCATGATGGCATTTTTACTGCGGCCATCCGCAAGCCCGGCTGCGTCATCCTCTTGGATGAGGTAAGCGCGGCCAAGCCCGGCCTGCTTTTCATGTTCCAGACCTGTCTTGACCGCAAGGCCTTGTTCATCGAAGAAACGGGCGAAAAGGTTGCCTTCGCGGATGGCGTCATCGTGATGGCGGCGGACAATACCGACGGCCATGGCGATGAGACTAACTCATACGCAGGAACGGGCGCGCTAAATCACGCGTTCCTAGACCGCTTCCCGCGCAAGGTGGCGATGACCACGCCAGACCGGGCGACACTGGCCAAGATCATCACCAGCCGCACCGGGCTTGCCCTCGCGGCGGCTGACATGCTGGCGGGCGTCATCAAGGCAAGCGAAGCAATGTCGAACAAGGGCGAACTGTCGGCGCACCTGTCGCTGCGCCCTGTCTTGGAATTCGCGCGCGACGTCCAAGACAGGCTTCCGATTGCGACATGTGTGGAAACGACGCTCTTGCGCAATCTGCCAGCCGCAGAGGCGCAGGCGGTTCGCCAGCACGTGCTGGCGCACTTGGACCTGAAAGCCTTGGCCATGGCGGCGCACCCGCAGGCGATGGCGGCGGATGTCTCGACACCCGGCGGCCCTGTCTCGCCACAAGGGCAGGCGGCGCGCTCTGATTTCGGCGTCGCAGCCTAAACAGTCCAAGGGCCGGGAGACACGCTCTCCCGGCCCTTTCCTTTAGTGCCTCTTGACGTGGCACTAACTTGAGTTTAAAACCGCTCTGCGGTTTTACGCAAAACAAACACAAGGAACATTAGACATGTCTTATATTCTAGTCGCAGACTTTCTTGATGGCGTGACGGAAGCGGCGCGCCATACGATCAAGGCGGCGGGCTTGCAGGTCAATGATCTGCGCTGCGGCATTGGCACCAGCAACACCGCTTCGATCCAATTCAGTCGCCAAGTCTATGGCCACAAGACATACGTGGATTGCGTGATTTACTTCCCGCGCACTCTCGATCTCTTGGGGCGCATGCCGCAGGCCTTGGCGGACATGTGGGCGGCGTATTGGCTTCATGAGATCGCGCATGCGCTTTACACCGATGACGCAGCGGCGAAGCCCGCGCACAATGGCGGTTATTTCTTCGAACTGAATGCGCTCGAAGACATCCGCATCGAAAGCCGGTTGATCGCCAAGGGCGTCGCGGCCAATGGCAAGGCCTTGCTCGAAAAGCTTGCGCGCTCGAAGCTTGAAGAAAGCAGGGCAGGCGGCGCGCTTGATCCCATGTCGGGCTTTGCGTCTTACCTCTGCTATGCCGGGCGCGAGAAAAATCTAGGCTATGATCTCGACCTGATCGCAGAGTGCGCGCCCTATATCCCGGCGCATGCTGCGCAATTCGCGGATCAAGTGTGGGCGCGTGTCGCAGCGGCCAAATCCACGGCGGACCTGTTGCCCGTCGCAAAGGACGTCCATGATTTCGTGAAGGCCTTGAACAAGGCGCAGCGCCAAGGCGACACCGATCAGGGCCAGCCCGGCAAGGGCCAGCCAAAGCCCGGCAAGGGCCAAGGCAAGGGCGAAGGCGAAGGCCAGCAGGGCCAGCAGGGCGAAGGCAAGGGCGAAGGCAAGGGCGAGGGCCAGAGCGAAGGCCAGCAGGGCCAAGGGCAGGGCGAGGGCGAGGGCAAGGGCCAAGGGCAGGGCGAAGCCCAGCAGGGCCAAGGCGAAGGCCAAGGGCAGGGCCAGCAGGGCGAAGGCAAGGGCCAGAGCGAAGCCCAGAAAGGCGAAGGCGACATTGCGCAGGGCAAGGGCGCAGGCGGCGGCGCTGTCGCCATGATGCCTAATCCTGATTTGCAGCCCGGCCTTTCTGGCGACGCGTCGCTTGATGCTGGCCAGAGCAATGGCGCGCTTGTGGACAATAAGATCGAAGCCTTGGCGCAAGCCCGGCGCAGTCGAGTGCGCAAGATCACGCCGCAGGGCGTCACGAACAAGGGCAGCGTCGCGCGCCGCGATGATCTGCCTTTGTCTTCGCGCCTTGATCGGGACATTGCGGAACTGGTGAAGGCGCCAGCCCGCGACGCGCGCAAGGTCCATCAAGATCGCGGGCGGCTGTCGCGGCGAGACACCGCGCGCATTGTTCGCGGCGCGCGTGATGTCTTCGCCCTGCGCGACGTGACGCCAGCCCGCAACACCGCAGTGATGGTCATCCTTGACCAGTCGGGCAGCATGTCGGGGCGCGCCATGGAAGAAAGCGCAAAGGCCTGTCGCATGATCGTGCGCGCAATCGAGCGCTGCGGCGGGCTTGTCAGTGTCGCGGGCTTCTTTGAAAGCGGCGCGGCTGTTGATCTGCGGATCGTGAAGCCTTTCGGCAAGCGCGCCATCGCCTGCGCCATGGGTCCGGCCACCGAGATCGGCGGCGGCACTCCCATGAGCCCGGCCATCGTGCTGGCCGCGCGCCACATGGCAGAGCAGCGCGACGCGACTAGGCGGCTGTTGATCGTGCTCACCGATGGCGGCTGCAACCTAGGGCCGGAAGCGGTCAAGTTCGCCTGCGCCTATGCTGGCAAGCTTGGCGTCGAGACTGCGGCGATTGGCATTGGCTTCGATCCCGGGCCAGCCTTCCCGGCGCGCTTCGCGGCGGCTGATCTCGCCAGCCTTGGCCGCGACGGGCTTGGCAATCTCTTGAAGCTGATCCGCGCGGAAAAGGTGGCGGCATGATCGCGGCCCTTATCCTAGGCCTTGCCATAGGCTTCCCGGTTGCGGCTGTCCTCTTGCTGGCAAGCTTCGCGCGCTTCCATCGCCGCAACAAACATCTGCACAAGCCCTAGGGCAGCCCTACAGGCGGCAAGTCTCGAAGCCCGGCAAGGATGGACCCCTTGCCGGGCTTCGCCCGTTCTAGGGCCACGCCAGCCCGACCTAGGGCATGCGCTCGAAGCGGCCCTTTTATGAGCCTAATCCTATAACCTATCCCTAGGTTAGATAGGTCCTAGAAAGGCCTAGGAACGTCAAGGGCAGGCTAAAATTGATTGGCTACCGTACTAGCCCAGACCATAACCAGCCGCTGGCGGCCCGTTTCCGGCCCGTCTAGGGCATGCTAAACTGCACGATATTCCTAGGCCATAGGAAAACCAGCACAAAGACCCCTTGAGTTATGCGCTTCGCGCATAGCAAGGGCATTTGTACCTATGCCCGATTGCATCGCGCCACAATGCGCGCAATGCGCGTATTGCGTCGCGTTATGTTATAAGGTTACATTCCGGCATGCCCAAGACGTTCCCCTTGCGAGACTATGACTGGCCCAATGGCCTGCCCGGCCATCGCCTAGGCGCGATCCCGGATGCCTTCCGCTGCAAGGCGACGGCCAAGAGCACCGGGCAGCGCTGCGCCTGTATCGCCGTCAAGGGCAGCGGCGGGCGATGCCGTCACCATTTCGGCAATCGGGGCGGCAAGCCATCACTGGCCAAGCAATACCGGATCGCGGCCCTAATCCGGGGCGAGCGCGACCCCGCCTTGAGCCTCTGAGACATGGCCAAAGCCAAAGCCAAAGCAGAGACACCCGCGCCCGTACGCGAGACAGTCCTGTCTGTCTGCCAAGACATCGCCCTTGACAAGACAGCGCCACCAGCCGCGCGAGTGCAAGCGGCGCGGACACTGGCAGAGATGGCGGGCTTGATCGGCAAGGTGCAAAACAGCGCCATGATGACGGGCGAAACGCAGGCCACCGAGATGACACCCGAAGACATTGACCGCGAATTGGCTACGCTTGCGCAGCGCGTGAAGCCAAAGCCTTGAGACAGCACGCGAGACACAGAGCAACCAACTCTGCGTGTCTCGCCACCCCGGATTGCCTAGACATATCAATGGGTTGGAGACACGACCGAACCCGACCCCGACCCCCCGGCCCCACCCGCCACGGGACGCGGCACGCGTCCCGGGCACACTCTCCAAAATTTTTCGGCTATAAATTTCTTTCCTTTAATTCCTAAGATCCAACCCTCCACCAAGCCGACCCACACCAACCGACGCCCAGCCGAAGCGTAGTTTACCGACACGCAAAAGCCTGCTATAAACCCCAAGCCTGTCTCCGGCTTCGGCAACCGATCACCAGCACAGACAGGCGCGGGTCATGGCCTCACCCACAAAACCAGTCCAGACTTACGACTTCAGTGACTA